TGTTAATAATTTTTTATTAGGGGCTGTTTTAATTATACTACGTTCAAAATTTTCTAATGGTTCTAAATCCATTACTTCTTTTAAAAGTTTATTTGAACCCCAATATGTTTGCCAGTTTGATTCTTTAATCATTAGCTTATAAGAAGGTTTTCTACCTACTACACCTTCATATAATGCTAAATCTTTTTTAGTTAATTTAACTTTACGATTAAAATATAATACTTTTTTACCAATATAAGCTTTACCTGTTGGTTTATGTACTACTTTATAAACGAATCCGAATGTGTTATCTGGGAAATCTGATATATTAGAGATTAATTCTCCATTTATATTTATCCATTCCATAAAATTATTTTGGTTAATATTATGATGTTGTTACATCAGCTAAATCACATAAACAAAAAGCCGTTATATGCCAACCTGTACTTCCAAAGTTTATACATTTAACTCTTGTTCCCTTAATTGCTTTAGTTGCAGCAAAAGTAAATACGGTTCCTGTAATATCTTCATTGCCATCATCACATATAGCTATACCATTTAAATTTTCTGATACGGTAGCATCAAATGCTAATTCAACACCACTACCCGCAGTATGACTTACAAGAAACTCATATTCAAAGCCTTTATAACTTGCTGGGGGTGAAGGGAGTCTAAATTTTATATTATTAGTTTCAGAACTTAAATTTAAAGCTATAATAGCACCAGAACCATAACCATTAGTAGAACCCGACATTGCTATTGTTATGGCTTCTGTATTATCTATTATTTTAAAAACGTTTGGTCCACTTATATGACCCGAGGCCGTAATATTACCTATTACATTAAGGTTATCATTAATTAAAACTATGGTATCTGCTCCTGTTTCACCTTGGATAATATTAGTATTTAATCTTCCTGAAAGGGTGGCCTGTTTTCCAAATAAATTGTTAGATGAAGATATATTACCTGTGGCTGTTATTGTTCCCGAAGAAGTAAGGTTTCCTAAGGTTGGAAATTGAATAGTACTACCAGTTAAATTTAAAGAACCTGAGAGTGTTATATCATAAGCACTTATACCGGTAAAAGCATCTATGGATTGTGTTACATGCCATGCTTCAACTGCATTAGTAGTAACAATTCCAGATTTTGATAATTGATTTGCCATGTTTATAAATATTATAGATCTAAGTTAACTAATATAGTTGTATCAGTTACATTTGAACTTTGTAAAGGTTGAGATAATTTTCCTACAGCTACTAATTGGTTTGCATTGTTATATAAGCCTACAGTTGTAATGTAAGGTTCAAAATATGATCCTGTTACAAAATTATAAGGTATCCCATTGTTTCCTGTAATTGAGGATGGGTTTTGGGTATAGTTAAATTCATTAGAATCAAAAGTACATTTATACTGTGATTCATATATAGTCATCGTACTTTGAAAGGAACACGTAACATTACTTCCCGAGATTACTTCACCTATTTCACCATCTTCAAAATTTGTTCCATAAACTCCTGTTCCATATAAAGCAGAACCATAAAGCCCTCCGGTATTTCCTGTTGAACTTGAAATAGCTGTTAATATAATCATACCATGTTGGTATATAATATCTCCTACTTTAGTTCCTTCTTGAAGGATATTACCTTCTCCATCATCTACAAATGTGTTTTCATCACCCTCAAATCTAAAAGATCCTGGTTGGATATATTCTCCAAATAAATTTGAAGGTATTGATATAACTCCTATTTCTTCATTTGACCCCGTTGGAAAAAACCTATTAGCATCTAATGTATTAGGTAAGTAATTTTCATACATAGGTTGACTAGTAGCAAAAGGAGCACCTTGGCCTACTCTAATTCCATCAATACCTATAGAAGAGGTAAATGCCGGTGAACCATCTTCACCTCTTAAAAAGTTAGAATAGTAAAGTTGTTTTATTGAGTTATATATTAAAGGTTGATTTTGGATTTTGATTTGGCCCGTTGTGTTAGATCCAGATACAAAAGGAATATTTTTTCCTAAAAATCTATCTATACCTACATTTTGGGAAATAAACTGGTTATCTCCTTGAAAAGTAAAACTTTTATTTACTTTAAATGGGGTTATTATAACATCCGATGTGGTAAATGGCTTGTAAACACTCATTCATTTTAAAAATCTAGTTTAACCCTAATTAAACTTTCTTTAGTAAAATCTTTAAGTAAAGGCCTTGAAAGTTTTGCAACTGCTACTAATTCATTTGCATCATTATACATTCCCACGGTTGTAACATATGTTTGTGGGTTATTAATAAATTGTGGGAAAATTATTTCACCTGTTGATCCCGAAATATATGATGGGTTTGATGAATAATTAAATTCACTATTTCTAGATCTAACAAATACAAAGTCTGATGTTATTGTTTCTTGGGCATTTAATTGAAAAGACCCCCCAGATTTTATAGCATCATAGATTATAGACTGATTAGTACCATTTGCTACATTGGATGTTACTGTTGGAGTTATTTCTATAGATTGATTTATAGCTGCAGGGTTTAGTAAAATTGTTCCTATATCTGGTAAAAATAAACCATATGAACCTGAATTAGCTACATATCCAGTTGTGTCATAAGGACTACCATTAGATCCTGAAATTATTTGGTATACTCTATTAGATCCTAAAAAAGTAGCTATATTAGTACTATTTGAGTTATCCGTAAGATGAATAGTGTTTGAACCGTTTATTAACTTTAAATTAAATGTTCCTGGGAATAGTTTTTCTTTGTATCTAGCTCTATCTATGGATAATGCATAAAAATCATTCGGGGTAAAAGTATTTGTACCATCACCATATATAAAAGAAGAATTTTCATCTTCTAATACCATTGTTCTGTATTGACCATATATAGAAGTAGCTGGAGTGAGTCTAGGGATACTAGGGTCAAAAAATTCACTACCACTACCTATTTTATTTCCATATGTTATATCAAACTGGACTTCAGCTTCATCTAAAGTAGCTGCTACTTGATACACACTAATATAATAGTTTCCTGAAGTACCAGAAGTTTGTACTGATGATGTTTGAAAAGTTGTTAAAATTGGTTCATTAGTTGACCATGCTGTTGATTGCACTGAGGTTGCACTTACTACAAAATCCTCTGCATCTAATCTTTTAAAGCTCATATTCTATTTTTTATAATGTTGTTCCCTGAGTTATAGTAACTGGTATTGTTATTCTTGCTCCACTGTCTAAACCAATTACCGTTAGTGTAGTTTGGAGTTGAGTATTAGTACCAAATAGGGTATTTACTGTAGTTGCTCTTAAATTAATTTGGGATCCTATTACAGTAGATGATACATTTGTACCTAGTGTTGTAGTAGATGTAGAATTTTGTGTTTGGGCGGCTGTTGTTTGGATTCCGGTTCCATTAAATTCAGCCATAGTTCTAACATCTGCTATTATACAATTGTACCCCGAGGTTTCAAATGCTGTTGCATTACCTAAATAATTTAAAGTTTGTGGAGTTATTGCTAAAGAAGCTCCTTGTTTTAATGTTACTGCTGATAATCCCAAATTCAATACTGGTAAGACTGCTGTGCCTCTTGGCAAAGTAGTTAATTGGTATTTCATTATTTGATTTTCATCAGGAAATGCTTCTAATAAAGGCATGTTATCTATAGCTTGACCATAAAATGCAGAACCCGAAGGGTTTACTGGATTATAAAGAGTATAGTCTATTTCATCATCTGCTAAAGCGAATTGTGTAATTCTAAAAGAACCATCATTTTGAGCTAATAATTCTCTACCTTTTTTTGTTAAAATAGCATCTACTGTTACTACTTGATTATTTAAATATCCCATTTGTGTTTAATTATATGTTATAAATATGTGTATTGTTTGTTTTTAATCCAAATTACTTTTAACCTGATGTGTTATTTCCATAATTTCTGGTGATTTCTTCAAAATTATCTACAATTTCCTTTGTAGTGTATCTATCTGTAAAAGCACCTGGACCTACACCACCTGTAACTTCATCTTCAACTATTAT